GCCCTGGCTTATGCTTTTGCGGATGAGTTGAAGGAATTGGTACGTGGTGCTTTTCGGTTTTCGGAAGACCAGATGGAAGGGTTCACCAAGGAGTATCCGGACCCCCGCTTCGGGGCATCGCCCCGCTGGTGTCTGCAGCGCATGGGAGACGTGTGCCGGGAAATCTGGCCGGATATCTGGATCTGGCACCTGCGTCGAAAAATCATGGATTTTTTGAGTTGCTACGGGGCGCAGCCCCTGGTGGTTACGGACGTGCGGTTTGTAAATGAGGCTGAAGCGCTGCGGCGGCTGGGGGCGGTGCTGATCCGCCTGGAGCGCCCCGGCCTGGCGGGGGCCGTGGGCGGGCAGCCCGGGCATGCCTCGGAGACCTCCCTGGACGGTTGGACCGGATGGGATCATGTGGTGATCAATGACCAGGGTCTGGCGGAGTTGTTTGCCCGGGTGGATGGAGTATTGGGTGGGCATACTGGCCCACTGTTATCGACGTTGTGATTATGGGGCGCCGGGACGAAATTTTGGCCCGCCTGGATATTGCCGCCTTTTACCGGCGGGAGTTGCAGGGCGAGGAGATGCGGGGGCATGGGGATGAGGTGCAGGTCTTGTGTCCGTTTCATGAGGACCGCAACCCGAGTCTGTCCATTAATTTGAAAACGGGGTTGTATAACTGTTTCGGGTGCGGGGCGTCCGGGGACGTATTCAGTTTTTATCAACGCCTCAGGGCCTGTGATTTCCGGGAGGCCATGGAGGAATTAGGGCGGCAGGCCGGGGTGATGGAGGGCGGCGGCGGTCAGAGCATCAGCGGCTATTTGAGTTTGACCTTGAAGGAATTTGCCCTGGCCAAGAGGCTGCCCGACGATTTTTTGCGCAAGCAGGGAGTGGGGGAAGGCCGGTTTCCCGATGGGGTAGTGGCTACGGATTTTCAATATCGGGATGTAAGCGGTGAAGTGCTGGCGGTGCGGCATCGGTTCGCCAACCGGGGGGAGAAAAAGTTTCGGTGGCGTAAAGGGGATAAGGTCAATCTCTATGGCCTGTGGCACTGGCCAAGAATTATGGAGCTGGGCTGGCTGCTGCTGGTGGAGGGGGAAACGGATTGCCTGACCTGCTGGCTGCATCGGGTGCCGGCGTTGGGGCTGCCGGGGAAGAAGACCTGGAAGCGCTGCCGGATGGCGTTGGGGCCGGAGCGCCTGGCGGAGTTGGCCGGGCTGCAGGTGTTTTTATGGCAGGAGCCGGATGCCAGAGATTTGCCGGGAGAGGTGGCGGCGGATCTGCCGGGGTTGCAGGTGATTCCGGCGCCGGATGGCATTAAGGATTTGAGTGAGGCTCACTGCCAGGGGCAGGATATCAAGGCCCTGGTGGAAGAGCTAAAAAAAAAAGCCAGGCGCCCGGCGCCGCCCAAGCCGGTGGCCAGCGGCGGCTTATCGCTGTCGGATCTGGGCAACGCTCGGCGGTTGGTGGCGCAGCATGGGCAGGACCTGCGCTATAATTTTCTGGCGAAAAAATGGCTGTACTGGACGGGGAATCATTGGTGTATAGATAATTGCGGGGAAACCGAGCGCCGGGCGAAGTTGACTGTGGCTAAGATTTATGAGGAGGCGGCGGGGGCGGTGGAGTTGGACGACCGCAAGCGCCTGGCGCAGTGGGGGTTGCGCAGTGAAGGGAGCCAGCGGCTTTTGAGCATGGTGCGGTTGGCTCAGAGTGAGCCGGGGATCCCAGTGCTGCCGGGGCAGTTGGACGCCAACCCCTGGCGGCTGAACTGTCAGAACGGCACGATTGATTTGACCACCGGGGAGTTGGGGCCCCATGTGCGGGAAGATCTGATTACCCGGCTGGTGCCTTGCGATTATGATCCGGCGGCGGAGTGCGAGCAGTGGGAACAGTTTCTGGACCGGATTCAGGCAAAAAACTGGGGAGTGATCTGGTTCTTGCAGCGGGCGTTGGGGTATGCCCTGACGGGGAGCACCAGGGAGCAATGCTTGTTTATTTTATGGGGCAGCGGGGCGAATGGCAAGAGCACGCTGCTCAACCAGGTGCGGGAGATCCTCGGGAATTATGCGGTGCATACGCCTACGGAAACGCTCTTGGCGAAGCAGCGGAGCGGGGAGATTCCCACCGATGTGGCTCGGTTGGATGGGCCGCGGTTTGTCACGGCCTCAGAGATAGATCGGGGGCGGCGGTTGGCGGAGTCTTTGATTAAGGAGTTGACCGGGCGGGACACAGTGTCGGCCCGGTTTTTATATGGCGAGTATTTTGATTTTGTGCCGCAATTCAAATTGTTCTTGAGTACAAACAATAAGCCGGTGATCAAAGGCGTTGATAATGCCATCTGGCGCCGGATCAATCTGGTGGCCTTTCCGGTGCAGATCCCGGAGGGGGAACGGGATCGGGATTTGCCGGAGAAGCTGCGGGAGGAAGCGCCAGGGATATTGGCCTGGCTGGTCCGGGGCTGCATGGATTGGTATCGGGGGGGATTGGGGACGCCACCGGAAGTACTGCAGGCCACGGCGGACTATCGGGCCGAAATGGATATGCTGGCGGAGTTTCTTGAGGAGAAATGTTTGGTGAAGCCGAATTTATCGGCGACGGCCAAGGAACTATATGAGGAATATTGTTCCTGGGCTGAGGCAAACGGACTGAAGGACCGGGAAGTAATGAAGCAAAGAACGTTTGGGATTCATCTGGCGGAGCGTGGGTTTCGTAAAGACAAGGGCACTAGCGGCCAGCGGTTGTGGTGTGGGCTTGGGCTTCGTTTGATTCAATAGATACGCCACTTTAGCCATTTCCAATAGGCAATCCGCCACTGAATAACAAATTGATAATTAAGCATTTTTAGAACAGATGGCGCAAGTGGCGTAGAAAAACGGAAAGTTTACGCGAGGTTTTAAAATTACTTTTTACTTAGGGAAAATTGCGCCACTATGCGCCACTATCAAATAAAAGAAAAGATATCAATACACTATAGAGTGGCGCAATGCTGGCGGATGGTGGCGGATATTGTGATTTTGTATCTTTGTGGGTCCTTCCTCTACTCTCATTTTATAGAGTTCGCAGCACGTCGGGGATTTTTTGCGTATGAGGGAAAAAACGGGTGTCCAGTTTTGGCCAGGTTGACGGTATTTTGGACATATGGGACGTCCTGGGATGAATGACAGTATTGTGACCGGGATCCAGGCGGTGGCGGAGCATTTCGGGAAATCCGAACGCCAGGTGCGGCGTTGGATCCGGGCCGGCATGCCGCGGCTTTCCGGGAAGCGGTTCGATCTTTTGCAGGTGCAAGCCTGGCTGGACCGGAAGCAGGGCATCGGTGTTTCTGATTCGGCAGAAACTCCAGGGCTTCGAGGTGAACGTCAACGTGAACGTCAACTCACTTTTGCTGACCATCGTGGGAAAGATTTTTGGGATGGTCAAGCAAAACAGTATCAGGCCAAGCTGAGGGAACTGGAATATCGCCAGCGCCAGGGAGAGCTGGTGGAACTACAGGAAGTGGAGGCCATGTTTGTGGCCCGGATCATGGCGGTGAAACAGGGCCTTCTGGCTCTGTCCCGAGTGCTGCCGCCGCAGTTGTCACACTGCCGGGATGAACGGGACATGGAAATCTTGATTGCCAGGGCAGTGCGAAGTCTCCTGGAGGTATTTTCCAGGCCGCTCCAGGTGGGCCGGAAAGAGATGGTGCCGCCGTTGTCGGCAGGAATAGAGAGTCTGGAAGTGGCGGAAGTGGCAGGTGATACTAACCATAGTTGAAATTAAAAAAAATATCAGGCCAGAAGGATATGAAATAGATTGGCTTTCTTCTGGGCGTCTGGCCTGGGCGCCGCCAGAAAATATTACGGTGTCGCAGTGGGCCGAGCGCTATCGGATACTGCCGAAGGAGTCGGCTATTCCCGGACCGTGGAGCAACCGGCTGGGGCCGTATGCGGTGGGGGTTATGGATGCGTTTACAGATCCGAGGGTGGAACGCATCACGATCATGGCCAGTGTTCAGAGTATGAAAACCGAAGCGGTTTATAATATGTTGGGCTACGCCATTTCCCAGGACCCGGCGCCGGCGCTGGTGGTTATGCCGACGCTAAAGACCCTGCGCCGGGTCAATCGTCGGTTCAGGGAGATGATTTTTGCCAGTCCGGAGTTATCCAGGCATTTGACTGGCAATCCGGATGATTTGAAGCTGGAAAGTTTGCTGCTGGATCGCATGGAGATATATTTTGCCACAGCAGGTTCGCCGGCGGAGTTGCAGAACGTTGAAGCGCGCTATGTGATCCTGGATGAAACGGATGAATATCCCCTGGGTGAGGGCGGCTCACCCATTGAAATGGCTGAAGATCGGGCCACCACGTACTGGAACCGCAAGGTTATTTGTCTGAGTCGGCCCACAGCGCCGGATGGTTTCATAAATCTGGAATATGAGCGCTCAGACCGTCGCAAATACTGGGTTCCCTGCCCAAAATGCGGTGGTTATCAAGTATTGTCATTTTGGCAGATCAAGCACGTGGGGGAGCGCCTGGGGGAATGGCCCAAAGATAAGCGCAATCCGGAATACATCAAAGCCGGTCGAGTAGCCCGCTATCAGTGCCTGCATTGTCAGGCGGAAATTGATGACCGGGACAAGCCCGGAATGTTGGCGGCGGGAAAATGGGTGCCGGATGGCCATAAAATCGGCCCAGACGGGGCCATGGCGCCGCTGCCGCCTACGGCGCACGTGGGTTTTTGGTGGAACGTGCTCTATTCGCCCTTCAAGAATTTTTCGGAGGTGGCGGCGCAGTTTTTCGCCACCAAAGATGACCGGGAAAAATACCGGGTATTTTATACGCAATGGCTGGCGGAACCGTGGCGGGAGTTGGTGCGGGTGCGCCAGAGCGCCGAAATTCTGGAATTGCGCACGGAACTGCCGCCTCTGACGGTGCCGGACAACACCGTTGCTCTGACTGCGGGCATTGATTCTCAGAAATATGGGTTTTGGGTGGTGATCCGGGCCTGGCTCATGGAGCCGGAGCCGGCCTCGCATCTGGTGCGCTACGGTTTTGTGGAAGATTTCGTCGAACTGGAGCGCTGGCTATTCCAGGACGTGTATCATACGCCGACCGGGATGGCCTATCCGGTCTGGCGGGCCGGAATCGACATTGCCGGCGGTGAAATCGAGCCTGGGGAGCATACCATTACGGAGCGGGTCTATGAATGGCTGCGGATTTCCGGACAGGGCCGGGTATTTGGGGTGAAGGGCAGCTCGCGGCCTCTGCCGGGTGGCAAAAAGCTGCAAATGTCAGTGATTGACAAAATGCCGGGCACCAAGGGGCGGCCGATTCCGGGAGGTATCCGGCTCTGGCACCTGAACACCGGCATGTTGAAGGACAGCATCTGGGCCCGGATTGAGGGCAAACGGTTTTGGCTGCACGCCGCCGCGGACGAAATTTATGCCAGTCATTTGACCGCAGAAGCTAAGGAGCGTGACAGATACGGGCGGCAGGTGTGGGTTATCCAGGGGCGGCGGGCCAACCACCTGTTGGATTGCGAGGTTTACGCCGCGGCCATGGCCGATCCAGAGTGCTGGGGCGGGGTGCTGGTGCTGCCCCGGCCTGGCGGCGGGCAGGTTGAGGCGACGCGGGAGGCGCCGATGAACCCCTTGACCGGCAGGGAGCGGGGGGCCTGGTGGAGGAGATAGACCTGGAGCAATTGGCAGAGGCCATTGACGCGGCCGATTTTGCTTTTCTGCCTATGCGGATTTCTCTGGGCCGGATTGCCAGCCGAAAGGCCAGATCAAAAGATGATTCCGGCGCTATAGCCTATGGCCAGGCGGTGGCGCACCTGCGGAGTCCCTGTCCGGCCTGCGATCCAGACGGGGCTATTCGGACAACGGGGAAGTGTGTGGATAACTGCGAGAAAATCCGGGCGCAGATTGATGCGCTCCGGCAGGATACGCGCTTTGCGGATGCGATTATAACAAAAAATTTTGTCAATCAGGAGATCATTATGCCGGAATTGTCTGGAATGGGCAATGAAGAGGAAATTCCCAGGCGAATAGAGTCGAAACCATGGCCGGATGGCGTCAAAGCCTGCAATCATCATCCGGACCGGCCCCAACACAAGGGCCGGGGATTGTGCCTGGAATGTTTGCAGGAGGGAGGCAGAGCGGCGGCAAAGAGAAGAATGGCTAAGAAGGAAAGTGAAAAGCTGAAAGAGGTAACACCAGCTGTGAGAAAGGCCCCCGGTAATGAATCTGTTGTGCTCGAAGCCGGTCCGTCATGTAAAAATCATCCGGACCGGGCCGCGCAGTTGGATGTTAGAGGAATATCCACCGGATCATGTCCGGAGTGTCTGTCGGCGCGGGGGAAAAAAGCTGGTGAAAATTTACAGGAAATGGGCCGAAAAAATGTCGTCCTGCCTCTGGCGAAGCCGCGGTTGGCCGATTTGCGGCAGTGGCTGGCGGAACAGGCCGAAAATAATGAACGCACCCTGGCGCAGGAGATAATTTTTATTTTGAGGCAGGCTCAGAAGACAATAATATAAAAATAACTTTAAGATTAACGGACTAAAACGTGGTCACCGTCAACCTGGAATTGCGCCGCCAGGCGCGCCGGCTGATGCTGCTGTTGTCGCTGTTCAAGGCCGCGATGGGTAATTGAAAAAGGAGCTTATATGATAAAATCCCCTGGCCTGCTGCATGTGCATCATGTGGCCGAGATACTGGCCTGCAGTCCCAGGCATGTGCGCAACCTAGTAAAAGCCGGAGAATTGCAGGCGGTGCGGATCGGGACGCGGGATTACCGGATTTTCAGGGATTCGGTGATGAGATTTCTGGAAAACGGCCGAGTGCAGACTGAAAAATTTTATGAGTGAGAGAAAATTAACGGAATAGAGAGTCATAAACGGAACAGAGGGAACTGAGGGCCTTGCGGCCCTTTTTTTTGTGGCCGTATTATAGGGGGCATGACTGGCTATACTCAAGCGGAACTAGAAACCATGTTGGCGGAGGTCAAGAGCGCTATCAGCAAGGTGCTCACGGCCCAGGAATACGACGCCGGGGCCGGCATGTCGGTGCGCCGAGCGCTGCTCAAGGATTTGAACGAGCGGGAAAAATGGCTCCTATCCGAATTGGCCAAATTCGGCGAAGTGGGAGCCGGATTTAATCCGATAAATTTAGTGGAATTTGGAGAGCCGTTATGAGCGAGGGCGGCTCTTTTTCTTTTTTGGACCGGGTGATCAATTATTTTGCTCCCATCCGGGGGGCGCGGCGCCAGGCGGCCCGGTTGGCTTTGTCAGCCGTTGCAGATTTTCGGGGAGCTGATACCTCCCGCCTGCGGGCTAACTGGCTGTTGGGCCGCGCAAGCACCACTCCCGCCTCCTACACGTTAGAGATTTTGCGTAACCGGGCCCGGGACCTGAACCGCAACGATGCCGTGGCCAGCGGCGCCACTGATACGCTGGGGCAGAATATTGTCGGACGGGGGCTGCAGCCGCAATCACGGATGCGAGCAAAAATATTGGGAATCTCTGAAGAGCGGGTTAGGGAGTTGCAACGCCAGGTGGAATATATCTGGGAGATGTGGGCGCCCCTGGCCGATGCTGGGGACCGGCTAAGTTTTGATGATCTGCAATTTCTGGCTCTGCGCAAAATTGTGGAGGACGGGGAGATTTTAGCTTTACCGGTTATGGCTGACGAATCTTGGCGGCCTATTTCCCGAGTGGTGGAATTGCTGGAGGGAGACCGTCTGGCGCCGCAGTCCGGGAAAACCGTGACGGCCATGGACACCGGGGTTGAATTGGGCCGCCGCGGGCAGCCGCTGGCCTATTGGATTTCCCGGGTGGATTATGCTGGGCAGGGATCGTCAACTATAGCCACTGGCCCAGCCGAGCGGATAGCGGCCCGGGATGAGGCCGGTCGGCCCCGGGTATTACATATTTTCCGGAGTTTACGTCCCGGCCAGGTGCGGGGCATCCCCTATTTTGCACCGGTGCTGACCTACTTCAAGGACCTGACAGATTACCTGGACGCCGAATTGGTGGCCGCGAAAGTGGCGGCCTGCCTGGCAGTATTCGTCACTAAAACTGATCCGCAGTTTGCCGCTTTTGCCTCGGCCAGCCGCACTGAAACCGAGACTGGCATCGACCGGCGGGTGCAGACGGTGGAGCCGGGCATGGTTTCCTATCTGAGTTTGGGAGAGGATATCAAGGTGGTGGACCCGAAGCGGGGTGGGGAAACCTTTTCCAGTTTCGTGGAGGGCATCCTGCGCATGATCGGCATTGCGCTTGGGCTGCCCTACGAGCTGCTGGCCAAAGATTTTAGCAAGACGAATTATTCCAGTGCTAGAGCCTCGCTTTTAGAGGGGCGGCGGATGTTTGCAAACTGGCGTGCCTGGTTCGCCGCCCGATTCTGTCAGCCGCTATGGGAATTGGTTCTAGAGGAAGGTTATCTCCGGGGGTTGTTTGACGCTCCGGATTTTTACCGATTCAAAAGCGAGTATCTGCGAGCGGCCTGGATCGGCGGCGGTTGGGGCTGGGTGGATCCGGTGAAGGAGGTCCAGGCCAGCAAGCTGGCCATCGACTACGGCCTGTCAACCCAGGCGGACGAGGCGGCGGGCCAGGGCCGGGATTGGGAAGAGGTTTTTGAACAGCGCCGGCGGGAGCAGGATAAAGCCCAGGAGTTAGGATTGACTTTTCCTGTGACCGGGGCGCCGAAGCAAGCTGTTGGCGCCACAGGAGGAAATGACAGCGATGCCGGCCTTTAAGAGTCACAAAACGGCGATTTCGGATGGGGCCTGGGATGGCCCGGTCCAGAAAACCCGGGTCAAAACCGGCCGGAAACGGGCCTATTACGGCAGGATTTATGCCTGGTTCGATCCGGATGGGGAGGAGGGCGTCAAAGGGACCTACAAATTTATCCATCATGA